TCTCCCAATACTACTGCAGGTACAGGACTAAGCGAGCTTTCTTTTGCAAACTCAAACAAAGCAACCCTTGGTACTTGTAATATTTACTTCTCTCTTGATGATGGGGGTTCCAACCCTGTTGTTTACAAACTAACAGAAGCAGTAGTAAATGAAGCATCAGTTGATTTTGATGTGGATGGAATTGCTACAATTGCATGGTCTGGTTTCGGTAAAACTCTTACAGAAGATAGTAAGCCTACTCGTACAGTGTTTGAAGCTATTAACTCTACGAACAATTATATTCGTAATCGTTTAACACAGCTTTCAATTACTGCAGGCGACACAACTACATTCCCAGGTTCTGGTAGCGGAGTGTACACACTTACTCTTACAGGCGGAAATATTACTATTTCAAATAATATTTCATTCCTTACTCCAGAGACACTTGGTACTGTAAACCTTCCAATTGGTCACGTTACGGGCGCTCGGTCAGTAAGTGGTTCATTTAACTGTTACTTAGGTCTTGACTCGGGAACTAATACAGGCACATCAACTGACTTTTTCAACGATTTGACATCTGCAGCAGCAAGAACAAAAGTTGTAAACTCTTTTGATGTCACATTTAAATTAGGAGGAGTATCTACTTCTTCAAGTGTTCCTGTTTACCAATTCAACTTCCCAACAGCTCACCTTGAAATTCCGGCACATAGTGTAGAAGATGTAATTTCTTTAGAAACTACATTCCAAGCATTGCCTTCTACAATTGCTGGAACAAACGAAGTTAGTGTTAAGTACGCGGGAGTTCTTCCAGACTAATAACAATAATTATACTTTAAGGGGCTACGGCCCCTTTTCTTTACTCCTGTAAAAAATAACTCTTGACATCCTACCTCCATTCCCCTATAATTACAGAATATAAATTTACATTGTTATAAGGATACAAAATGACTGATTCACCCATTTCTTTAGCGAGTCTTATGACTCCTAGTAAAACAGTTTCTATCGACTTCCCGGGATACTCAGGATTCGTTGTCGATCTTTGTTTTTTAGCACGAGAAGAGCTATTAAAACTTCGTAAAAAATGTGTAGTTACTAAGTTTAATAAAAAGACTCATCAACCTGAAGAAGATTTAGATGATGAGAAATTTTTAAAAGAGTATACAAAAGCAGTAATTAAAAATTGGACTGGTTTAAAGTATCGTTACCTAGAAGAGTTTCTTTTGGTAGATATTGATGATCTGGATCCCGACGACGAGCTGCCTTTTACTCAAGAAAACGCAGAGTTGCTAATGAAAAATGCAGGTTCTTTTGACACCTGGGTTACAGAAACAGCAGGTGACCTCGAAAATTTTACTGGGAACAAGTAAGCGAAATAAAACGCTTACTAGAAAGATTTGTAAAAGAATCCGGTAGTAATTTCGATGTAAAAAAGTACTACATGCTCTGTGAACAGCTAGGACAAGAGCCAGATCCAGAAAAAATGCCGCTAGAGACTTCAGTGTTTCCACATGAAGTTCAAGTGGCATTTTTTGTATTTGAACTTCTTCCAGATAAATGGGACGGTATGTCAGGATACTACTTGGGAAAGGACTGGAGTTCAGCATCGCTTTTATTTGAAACTTACGATATTGATAACAGAAAAGAAGTTTTATATTTTGCTAAACTTTATGAAAATTTAATAGTAAACTTTAAAGCAGAAGAAACCGCTCGAAAGCAAAAACAAGCAGAACGAGCAAGAAACAACAATGTTGCTGTGACGAGATAATAATGGCCTCTAGAAAAGTATATATTGACGTAATAGTAGACGATAAAGGCACTACAAAGCGTTTAGCAGTAGACTCCGCAAAGCTAGACACACTTCTTGGTAAACAAGAAAAAACAACAAACAGAGCTACAAAAGCGCAAAGAGGTCTTGCGCAAACGGCAGCAAGTGGTAGTAAGAACTTTGCAAACTTATCTTCTGGTATTACAGGAGGCCTTGTTCCTGCATACGCAACTCTTGCAGCTCAAATCTTTGCAGTAAGTGCTGCGTTTAACTTTTTGAAAGAAGCAGGCAGCCTTCGACAGTTACAGCAGGGCCAGCTGGCATACGCAGCTGCTACAGGTACGTCTTTAAAAGCTTTGACAAAGGATCTCCAAAGAGCTACAAACGCACAGCTAGGATTCAGAGATGCAGCTCAAGCCGCAGCAATTGGAACCGCAGCCGGCTTAGATCCAGATCAAATTACAAAAATAGGCAAAGCAGCTGCAGATGCCTCTCAAGTTCTTGGGCGAGATCTAACAGATTCTTTTAATCGTCTTACTCGAGGTATTACAAAAGCCGAGCCAGAACTACTCGATGAATTAGGCATTATACTGCGACTTGATACAGCTACTAGAAATTATAAAGAGGCTTTAGGAATTACTGGAGAGCTAACGGCATTCCAAAGAAGCCAAGCAGTGTCCAATGAAGTACTGGCACAAGCTGAAGAGAAATATGGTAGAGTATTAGATGCTACTGGAAGAACTACAAATAGTTTTGCTCAATTAGCAACAGCATTTGAAGAAATTACAAATAGTATAAGAAACTTTGCAGTAGATTTCTTAAACCCCATTGCCGCAACTTTAAAAGAAATGCCGGGCTTAATAGCTTTAGCATTCGCTCCTTTTACAGCTCAAGTAGTTGGTGCCGCTCTTCCGGGGCTAGGTAGAGTTCAAGTAGCTCTTGCAGGGCTTGCTGATAAAGCAAAAGCCTCTGCAAAAGCCTCTGCAAAATCCACAAAAAAGTTAATGAAGGATCAAGAAGCAGTAGCAAAAAATCCTGCTGTTAGAAAAGCTTATGCAGATAATGTAAAAAAAGAAGCACAGGCTAATTTAAAGGGAGTAAAAACACATAAAAGATCTTTGCTTCAACGAATAAAAAATGGAGAACAGCTTTCCAAAAAAGAAATTGCAACAGTGCGAGCAAATTTAAAAAAGCAGGCTCGTGGTTATGTTATAAAAGATAAACAAATTAAGGGTAGCTTACATAGAACTTTAAATCAAATGGAGATTTTAAATAATACAGCCTCTAGCAAGATAGAAGGCCGTATGAAACTAATGGCCGCTCAAACTAAAATTGCTTTACAATCAATAGTTCCTACAGCGCAAGTAGTGTTTGCAAAAGTTGCGGGAGCTGCAGTAGTTGCAGGAAACCTTATATCAGGAGCTCTGAGTTTAATATCTTGGGTTAGCTTAATTGTTACTTTAGGTGCTTTAGTATATGCTTTTTTCAGATCAAAAGACGCCGCAGAAAAAACTGCTCCTGCATATGATTATTTAGGAGAAAAGCTACAAATTTTAAGAGATGAGTCAGAAAAATTTATTGCTATTCAAAATATAATGTTTGGTAATTTCGAAGATGGCAATAAAGTATTAGAAAACTTTGGAAGACGTTTAGGAAATGTCGGAAATACGATGCTTAGCGATGAATTTAAAAAGACAGGAGATCTTTTTAAAAGCTATGATGAGAGTGTTGCTTCTGCCACGGCATCTTTAGGAGGTCTTGCAGACAAGCAACAAACAGCACAAAGAGTGTTAGACGGTTTAGTAGAACTTAACCAACAAGGGCAAGCTAGTACCACAGAACTAAGCGCAGCTAGATCCAGCCTTGCTAGTGCTACAGAAGCGTACACAAAAGCACAAGAAGCTTCTACAAGATCTTTTACAGACTTTATCAATCTTGAAGAAAATAAAAATGCAGAAGGTGTTAAGGGGCTACAAATACTTTTAGATGAAAGAAAAGAAATAGAAAGTATTACAAATGAACGGTTTAGAGGAAATGTTGCAGTATCGGAATACTTATCTTTACTAGATAAGCTAAACCGAGGAGAAACTGTAGATATTCAAAATCTGCTAAAGAAAAGAGTAGCAGTCCAAGATATAGGTGCAGCCGTTTCTGAACTAACAAGATTAGAAACTGAAAACTCACGAGCTATTACTGCTATTGAACAGGAAACACTACCTTTAAACAAGTATGATCAAAGAATCGAAGCTATAGGAACTGAGTTAAATCTTATTGAAAGACTACGGGTTGCTAACGGGCAGCTAACCAAAGAAGAAGAAGAACGTGTAGCATTTTTAGAAGAGCGGCTAAACTTAATGAGAAGCTTAGCCCAGCTAGAGTTTACTATAAACTCAGCAAATTTAGCGATTCAAAAAACAGAAATTCAACTAAGTATGGGCAGAACAAAACTTCTTCGTGACGATGTTAGGCTTGTAGGTAAAATTGCACAAAATCAAGTAAAGATATTCGAAACAGAACAAAAAATTGCTCAAGCTCAGTATCTTTTAAGTAGAGACAGACAAGAAAATAATAAGCTTTTAAACTCTCAAAATAAAGCAATCAGAGAACAGGCACAGACAGAAAGTGCAAGTCTCGATGCTCGAGAGCGAGAAATTGGCATCCAGCAGCACAATTTAGATATTTTAAAGCTTCAAGGCGATGAACTCGAGCGTCAAAAAAATGAACTGTATCAGATCACAGATGCAGCAGGGCAAGCTTTTGAAAGTTCTTTACAGAAAAATTTAGCAGACATTATTAAAGGAAAAGAGAGCAGTCTAAGTGACGCTGTTGCAAAGATTGCACAAGCAACACTAAACTCTGTTGCAGACTCCTTGTCTACGATTTTTACTCGAAAAATAATGAAAGCAATCACAGGGCAAAAAGACCCTGATGAAAAAATGGCAGAAGCAATTGCAAATTCTACAAATCAAGGTGCAACTGTGATGAAGCAAAAAATAGTTGGAGGCGCAGCAGAAGGCGGAGCAATTATTGCAGAGCGCATAAAAGCAGCTCTCGCATCTCAACCAATGGTTACTCCTTCAGGTAGTGTAACTTCTCCTACGGGAACAGGATTTAATCAAGTTTTACAGGATCAAGGGTTCTCTCAGTCGCAGATAGATAAAGCAAAAGGTGCAAAAACTTCTAAGTTCTTTTTTGAAGAAGAAGATTATGACGCTATTGATAAAGAGAAAAAACCTCTTAGCTATCTAGAAAGAATCTTTGGGGCAAAGGAAATGAAAGGTCAAGATGAAGTTACTACGGGTAGCGAAGGCGGCATGGAAACTTTGAACTTAAATAAAACCGGAGGAAGTTTCGGTAATTTCTTAGGGTCTTTAGGAGATATTTTTAACAAAAACGCAGAAGGCGGACTAGCTGAGAAACTCGGTAATGTTTTTGATGCAGGAGGAAATCTTTTCGGAGACATTTTTGGAGGATTACCAGACTTGTTTGGAGGTCTTTTCGATAGTTTAGGAGGTCTCTTTGGTAAAGGCGGGCCTGGTGGTGGAGGGCTACTTAGCGGTTTAGCTTCTATGATTCCAGGTGTTGGCCCTATGCTTGGAGGAGCTTTGGGTATCTTTGGCCTTAAAAACGGTGGAATCATGAACAATGGCTCAAAAGTATCAGGATACGCAACAGGAGGTATCGCAAATGGGTCAAAGCAGGGACATCTTGCTATGCTTCATGGTCGCGAGGCAGTAGTTCCTTTACCAAACGGAAATAAAATACCTGTAGATATGAAAGGCGCAGCTACTGGAATGCAAAACAACAATGTTACTGTAAATGTTTCTACCGACGGTCAAGTACAATCTTCTTCAAACGGAGCAATGGGTGAAAATCTCGGACAGGTTATTGCCGCCGCCGTACAGAAAGAACTTCACAACCAGAAGCGAGCAGGTGGAATCCTTAATAAGCATGGAGCAGCATAATGGCTACGTTTAGTTTTACAATACCTGCAAGCAAAGTAAACTCTTTAAAAGGTATATCTAATGCCGCGGCATTTGAAGCTGTAGCAGATCGAGGGCTTTCAAGAAAATCTAAACATAATGTTCTTACGGCAAAGTTTGGTGATGGCTATGAGCAAAGAGTACTTGATGGTATTAATACAAAACAAGACCAATTTAGTATATCTTTTAAAAACAGAGATGCCGCAGATATAAATCTTATTGCTGCATTTTTAGATGATAACGCAGGTAAAAGTTTTAATTT